AGCGATCTGAATAACCGCAGCTTCCAACGAGGTTTCGTTGAGATCCGAGGCCGTCAGACGGTTGCTGTTGGTACCACCCGAAACAAGCGGATGCGAGGCCGAGAACAACGGTTGTCCGTCACCGCCCGTGTAGGACGAAGAGAAGCCATTGTTAAGGACCGAGGCCGCCTTGACCTGCTTCGTGTACGCCATCGCTCGGGCGAGCGCCTTGGTGTATCGCTTTGACAGCGAATCGTACAGGTTGTCTTCAACCGCTTCTTCCGTGATGGAGAAGCCGAGAGCAATCGTCTCGTGGTTGTAACGAGCCGTCCAAGCTTCCTGCGCGTTGTCGTACGCAATGGCTGAGCCTTCGGCCTTGACCGGGGCAGCGGAGAATCCGCTCAGCTTCGTCTCTTCTTCGAAGGAACGCTCGGAGGTCTCAGTCTCGTAGATCTCCTTGTGCTCCTCACCATATTGCTTGTACTCAAGACCGAACAGGGCGTTCAAGCCCGGAAGGAGTTCCTTGAGTAATTGTGCACGTGAAATAGCCATGTCTTAGAACTCCCCTATTAGGTGCCGAGCGGGTTGTAGTAAGCGTGACCACCCACGATCAGCGAAGTGTCCGTGATATACGGAGCGTTAAACTTCACAATGACCTCTGGGTAGTACACCGTACCGCTGGAAACAAACGCCGTGTCCTCAACCACATCAACGATGCGGATCGGCAACGAACGTGTAGTAGCAACCGAGCCAACACGAACGCCCTGCTGCGAATCGTTGGTCGTCGTATTCAACGTGTTAGCAACCAATTCAACGTTGGTACCAACATCGCTGTACACAAAGCCGCCCGTGGTCGAAACCACCAGCGAAGCCGTCACACCAACAACCTTGAACAGGGTGTCCGGGTCATCAGCCACGTACGCAAGAATATACGTATTAGCTTTGACCGCCGTGCCCGAAATCCAAGCCTGCGAGTAGGTCGGCTGACCCGTCACAGAGGACACGTAATTGCAGCCCAAAAACACACCGGCAAAACCGGAGGTCGGGGCAGCAGTCGTGGCCGTGGTTACTTCAACGGTGCCGTCCGAAGCAAATTGCAGCGGGTCGCCATAACCAATGCTTGACGCACCGGAAGCAATACGACGCTGACGAGTTGCACCGGCAAACACCTGCCCGCCGATCAGATTGACCGGCTTCAAGCCATACGGCTTGTCAACAGTAGGATATGCCATTTGTTACTCCAAAAAAGTTATTTGCCCTTGCCAAACGAGACCGTAGTCTTTCTCTCGTTAAAGAGCGGCATACGTTCATCGTTCAGCCTCATAAAATTGTTGTCTACAGACTGCATCTGAGACTGAGCTTGGCGGGCGTAATAGTCATCACGCTGCTTCATCAGTTCAGCCGGAGCCTTACAGAGCAACAATCCGCCGATCTCAATGTTGTCTTTAAAACGACCATTAGGATCAGCTTGCATCATCAGTTTGGGTTGTTCAGAAGCCTTAACCGGCTCCCAACCTTCCCGAAATTTTGCAGACGTATTAGAGGGATCTGCTTGACCCATAATACTTGTCCGGATCCAGCGGAAGACCCAACCCTCTTGCGGCTCTGGTTCAGGGAGCGTTTGAGGAGGAGTCCACGCCATTTTGCGTTGCGCTGACTCTCGATTTTCAACTTCACGAGCCAATCTATTCTCAGCCATTGTCATTCTCCAGTTTCATAAGTTCACGTGCGTACTGTTCATTGCTCAGTCCAAGTCTCTTGGCTATTGCAACTTGAGTCGGTGTCAGGCGGACCTGACGCGGCGCGGTTCCCCGCGTAACTGGGGCCACAACAGTAGCTGGCTTTGTGCGAGCAGGCTTTTGGGCTTGCTTCGTTTGAGGCTGTTCATCCTCTTCGGCATCGTCAAATGCCTCGGGGAATCTTTTCCTCATAGTTTCATCGACTCGGCGGTAATACTCGTCTGTACTCGGGTCTACGCCGCTCCGGACCAGTTTTTCGTGCAGGCCGAGTGCGAGGGCGGTCATCTCCTCGTCAGCACCAAACCAAGTGTTCTTTTCCTGCCACGCCCTAGCCCTTGGGTCAGGTTGTGGTGCAGGAGCCACTGGAGGTGTCGTTACCTGTTGATTCTGTTCTACTCTTTCCTCTTCTCGTTGTAAAGAGGGCTGAATACGGGAGATATTTTGTATTTTAATTTTAGTGTCAGTCATTGCCTCCTGAGCGTTAGCAATGAGTTCAGCATCTCCAGCCTCATAAGCCTGCTTTAATTTTTCTTTAGCAACATTTAGCTCAACTCTTGCTGCATTCAAAGCGTGATCAAGCATTGCTTTTTTAGAGACTTCAGCCCTTTCTTTAAGATGCTTGATCTCCTGTTCACGAGCCTGAGCAAATCGCAGGGCTTCTTCTCGCTCCCGTAGGGCACGCTCTTTCTCACGACGTTCGTCGTGCCAGACTTTTTTCATCTGGGAGAGACGCTTTTTGACCTTCTCGGAGTAGTCCTCAAGGTCATCACTTTCTAGCTCGTTCACTACCTCCTTGGGTAGCGGTTTACGACCCCGGTCTTCTGGCGGGGTATCGTCTTCAATCTCTACTTGAATATCGTCCGTAACGTCTTGATTAGCTTCGGCTTTTTGTTCAGCCTCCGCTTCAATCTCGTCCGGGAACTTAAATTCGGTATCTTCATTAGCCATGATTTTTTACCTCACACGCGACGGATGCCACGGGGATCGTCTACAACTGCTTCCACCGTGTCGTCGTTGATGATGCGGAACTCTCGTCCGTGGATGACCAACCGGGTACCGGCATAGGGGCGGGTCAACACAAAGTCACCCTCCTTACACCACGGGCCAGTCGGGAAGCGGTCCTTATCTTGATAGCAAAGGTCGCCCATCTTAATGACGAACAAGACAACCGTAGTCATCTCTTCCGTCCTCTTGGTGTCCTCGGCTTTAATGATGCCGCCTTCGTACTCCTCCTCTACGTGCGGAACCGCACAGAGGATTCGATACCCTTTCGGGGCTGGCAGTTGAGAGGCTTTCTTTGCCTCCTCCTGCGTCTTTTCAATATCAATATTACTCATCGTCGCGCTCCAAGCGTTTTGCAAGGTCTTTGATGTAGTTACGTGCGAGGTCTAGACCTTGTAACGCCCCGCATAACCTTCTGTACTCACCTTCATTCATATTGCCTTGAATGATGCTTTCCACGATCAATGTGCGCTCGTCTTGGAGTTTTGAATCCAAGTATTCCAAAGCGTTGCTATAAGACATTTACCTATCCTCACTTACCTCCCGGACCGGGAATCTTTCTCGACCGTGGGCTAGTCGCCATCGGGTTGACGCTGCGCTGCGAGGCTTGATCTTGTGCCTTCGCAATCTCAACGCCGAGTCTCGTACCCTCAAGCTGCTGCCGGTTCGATTCTTGCGCCTTGTGCTTCTCGATATCCGCACCAAGTCGTGCTGCGTCAAGCTGCTGCCGACCAGAAATCTCGGCCTCGCGTAGGCGAAGCTCGTCTTCCTTTGCCGCTGCGTTGATGACGTTCTGCTGTTCTTTGAGACGTAGTTCTTCCTGCTTTACCTGCATCTCCATCTGCGCCTTCATCTGCTTGGTCTGAGCCTCCATCTGCTTGATCTGGAGGTCCATCATCTGCATCTGAACAAGCGGGTCTTGCTGCTGTTGAGCAATCTGCTGCGCCTGCATCTCGGCCTGATCCTTCTGGAAGAGGCGTTGCGCTGCAACGGCGCTGATCTGCGACACCTGAACCTCCAACTCCGGAGGCATGTCGTACTCCTCGTTGTCGTCTTGCGGCAAGGGCGGCAGAGCCACACCAAGCTGTTTCTCGATCTCTCGGCGGTACTGGAACGACAAGTGCTCCATGATGTGCGCCTGAAGAGACGATGTAATCTGCTGAGCCATTGGGTTTTGACCAATGATCTGAGCCATCTTCGGATCACTACCAAACGCCATGTGCACAGCGATGTGTGCCTCGTGATCTTGATACATAAACGCCTTGAGCGGATTGCCCGTCATTGCGTCCATGTTCTCCGTGACCGGATCGCGTGGTTTCTGATCATCAGGCATCGGCACCAACTTCTCCGCATTCTTAACGCCAAGCACCTCGATCATCTGACGATGCAGGAGCGGGAGGTTGTATAACTGCGGGGCTTGTTGAGCCAACTGCATCACGGCTTGATACTGAACCACCTTCTGCGACATCGTTGCCGCATTCGGATCAGATACCGGGATGACATCAATATCGTCGTAGTCAGCCTTCTTTGCACGACGATTACCGACTTCAGGCTCGTACGAGTACTCTTCCGGTGTGTAGTCTCGAATGATCGCAGCAAGCAGTTTGAACTCCTGCTTCATCGCGTAGTAGATGCGGGCCTGCACAGCCGACATCACCTTCAGAACGCGCTCCAAGATGGCTAGTGTGGTACCGACCGGCGCTTGGCTCGACATATCGCTGACTTTGAGATCCGACACCGCAGCGAATCGGCGTCCTTCTTCAACGATCTTATCGAGCATCAAAGAGAGAACTTGGCTCGGCTCCTTGTACGGCAGCGGTAGAATGTTGTCGCGTACCGCACCGCTCGGGATATCTACGTCTCGCCACTCACCCGGAGCGATTGGAGTATCGTCTCCCTTAATTCTAAGTCCTCTAGACTTAAGTCCTCCGGGCAGATTACTGAGGGTTCCTGCGTCAACAAGTTGGCGAAGCAACGAGGTTGCAGCTTTACTATGTCCCCCGATAAGGTGAATAAGGCCGAAGTAGTAAAATCCAAATCCGGGAATGTATCCGTAGTGGACGAAGTGCTGTCGCTTGGCTTTGAGTTTGTCATCTTCTCTCCAGTTACGCCGGATGGCGAGAACTGTTCCGGTACCTTTCTCGATGGTTACTACGTATGGAAGTGCTATCCCAGTCTCGCTGTTGTCTTCATCAACATCAGGGTAGCCCGGTAGATCAATGTTCACGTGCATCTCAAGCAACTGGAACCTGTCGTCCATGCTTGCACTGAAGCCCTGATCCTCTGCCTTCTGCTTCTCAACCTCGTCCATGACGCGAACCGGTTCACCCAAGTCCACATCACGATAGAACCCAGCGTACTGAAGCTTGGCTAACTCATTCTTCGTCTTCCGCATCCGGTGCGTAACACGCTCTGCTGTCTCTAAGTTAGAAGCACCGTAGGGCACCACGATATCTTCCGCCGGGATGTAGACAGCGGTTTGGCGATTGAGTGAAGGGTCGAAGTACACCTTCTTAAAGGCGTTACCTGCCAAGGCCATCGAGAGCAGCATCCGCTCGTGTTCCGGGCGGTACTCCTTCATCACCTCGGTGAGTTGGAAATTCATGTCATCAACGACACGAACAGCAGACTCTTTCTTCTCTGCCGTCTCCTTACCGATGATCTTCGCTTTGACCGGACCCATCGCAGGGAAGGTCTCCATGATCGTCTCGGACTGGAACTTAACCGCGCTCTCCATTAGAAGCGGGTGGAACACGCCACACGCACCCGGCCACGGCTCAGTACGATCTTCGTACCGAATGCCAAGGATCTTCAAACCTTTAACGTAGGTATCCAGCCAATCTTTGCGGCTGGAGAGGTCTTGTTCGTACTGCCCGATCAACTCAGAAGCAAGGCTCTGAAGTTCGTTCTCGCCCATGTACTCGGCAAGGTTGGCATCAAACTCATCAGCACGAGGCTCGGCTTTAGATAACTCAATGACGGCACCATCCTCGTCAGAGAGTCCTTCCACCTCAATCTCAATCTCAATCGGCTCCATCTCAGCGGCAAGGACCGCGATACCTTGGGGAGCCTCCATCAAACTTTTATCGACGGCCATCTAAGTTCTCCTAATAATATGCTTCACGACGATGGCTCTTAAACCATCGGGTCGGTTCCGGTTCGTCGGACGGAAGCTGAATAAAGCCCCCCTGTCTGAATCGAAGTAGGGCTAGGGTGGTGGCGTCCACCAAGTCGTCATGGGTACCGGAGGGGAAGTCGTTGCATTCCTCCACTACCTCCCAAGCCCAGCGTCGGTCAGGCACCCAGACTATACCGGAAGAGAATAGATCGGTAACTGCGTTAACTCTTGAAATCTTATCCTGTCCCTTACCCGGCGTGAATTCGGCAATCGGTACACCCATACGCCGCATCTCCTGATACAGCGCCGCACCGTTAGATTTCTTCTCCACGATGAACGTGTCCGGGTTCCACTCCTTATATTGTTCTAGGACAAGCGCCTTTAACTCGGGAAACTCCAGCCGCTCTTTGATGGCGTTCAACAGGATGATGTTGTAGTTCTGGGTCTGCTCGTTCTTGAAAACCCCCCAAGTGAGCAGCGCGTTGTAGTCCGACCGGTTCGTTTTCTCCTGAGCAGCGTCGAGCGTCATAATAATGTGCTCGCACATCGGGGGATTCTCTGGCTCCCAGACCTGCCACCACTCTCGTTTGATCAGCGCACCCTCTTCGGATGTCGGCTGCTGCATGTACTGGGCTTGCCAGTACCGAACGTCCATACTGGCCTTCTTCGCCAGCAACTCATCAATATCCCAGAACTCAGGCCATAGCGGTTTATCGTTCAAAATGGCAGGGAACTCGACGACCTCCCACTCATCTGCGCCTTCTTCACGCAGCATGTGATCCACGATCTTCCCGGTTAAGTCCATCTTGGACCACCGAGTCATGACGACGATGATCGCGCCTCCCGGCATCAATCGCTGGACGGGGCCTGACTGGAACCACTCCCAAGCTGGTTCAAAAACATCTGCGCGACCTTGTTTAGCTTCCTGTTCTGAGTGGGGATCATCAATAATGAACAGATCAGCGCCTCGACCAGCCAAGGCACCACCAACGCCAATAGCAAAATACTCACCGTTAAAATTTGTACCCCAACGAGAAGCACTTTTACTGTCTGCTTGAAGCTCGACACTAGGAAAGATGTCACGGTAGCTCTCCGATCCGACCAAGTTACGTACCCGACGGCCAAAGTTCACCGCCAAATCTGCGGTGTGGGACGCCATGATGACCTTTTTGTGCGGGTATTTGCCTAGAAACCACGCAGGAGCGAGGTAGCTGATCATCTCCGACTTGCCATGACGCGGGGCGATGTTCACGATCACCCTTTTCTTCACGCCGTTGGCGATTTCTTCAAAGATTCTCGCTAATTTCCGGTGGTGAGGGCCGACTTTGTACCCCGGATACACGTGATTGATGAAATCGAGGAAGGAATCCTTCCCTTTTGCCTGCGTTAGTTGGTTCTGGTACGTCTTAAGTAGCTCAGCAACGCGCCGTTTCTCCTTATCTGGCATTGTTGGCAATGCTAGACGGAGTTTTTGAATGTTTTCTTGGGTCAGTTGCACAATTTTTAGTCTTTTAGCAGGTCACGGATGCCTTGCGACTCCGGTCCCCACAGACCAATCGGACATTTCTGGTTAGCGAAGCGGGTTTTGCCCTGAATGATGCAGCCACAACGCTTGCAGATCCCCATTTTGTTGTGTTCACACGGCTCGCAGTGCGACAGACGCTCTTCAACCGTAGATTTTCTAGCCATTACTGCCATTTTCCACCTGCACTGGCTCGTCTATAACTGTGTATTCGATGCCTTCCAGCACCGAGAGAAGCTCTTTCTCGACTTCCTCAATCGGTTTGATAATGTGCGTGGTCTCGCTACGCTTCTTAAATGCGTCAACGCCGTCCACTTCTCCTAATTTAGAGAGGGCTTGGATACGGGTCTTGCTGCTATCGGCGTGTTCTACTTCGTAGACCAGCTTGTTCACCACATATAGCTTCAATTCAGACAGGTCGTCCACGATAGCGCAGTTGCTCTGCGCGACTAATCCGGCCAAGAACGCCATCGTCTCGTTCGGATACTTGCTGTAATCAATACGGGTCTTGGGATTAGCGAGGTGGGCAGTGGCGATTTCTTTCGCTGCCGTGATGTCATTCTCGTCTGGGCAGAGCGGGGTGCCGGTTAAGTCGGATATGAGCTTAATTGTCCGTGCCCTCATCTCGATCTCAGCCTCGGGAGTCAACTCCGGCAAGGCTTCGGCCGCGTTTGCGGGGAGGGCGATGTTCTCTTCAATCTCTGGGATAAGAAGGTCTTGCATGTTTTTTGCGGGGGGCTAAGTCCCGGATCAGCACTATATAGCAAAAAATAAAACGCATGGTACCAAAAAGACAACCGGGGGTGTTTTATAGGCG